AATATACATTACCTCTTGATTCAATAGCAGCGAATAAACCTTCAGATCCTTTTACTAATTGATCTGCAGAATTTCCAGCTCCAGCTGCTTCCCCATCAGGATAGTTATATTCTATTCCACTAGCGTAAACATTAGCAGGATCCATAAATTCAGCTTCAACCATAGCAGTCTCTAAGTAATCTTCAAATCTTAATCTTGTTTCAGATTCAGACTTTAAATACCATAAGTAACCTGATTGTCCATCTTCAGTAGCAACTTCAACCCAACCGATCTGAGCAGTGTCAGAACCATTGATTTTAAAGTTATCTTTTAGGATGATAGGTGAATTAGAAAACTGAGTAAATTGTGGCTCAATAGAACCTACCATACCAGTTGTTCCTTTTCCAAAATCAGAACCATATACAAATAGATTAACTTTGTCGTTACCTCGTAAAGCAGTGTCTAAACCAGTTTTTCCGTATATTTGAACTTCTAATTGATCTTTTTTAGATCCTGAAGAACTAGTTACAGTTTGTACTAAAGCTTTTTGAACTACTAAACCAGTAGCAGCATCAGACATTAAAATTGTTTGACCAACTCTAACGGCTCCTTCAGAAGCTCCAGCAGAAGCTAAATCTAAAGTAATAGTTGCATTAGCATTTGCACCTGTAGCGCTGTCAGAACCATCACACGTTCTGTACGCAATGTGTAATCTATTTTGTTCAGACCATACTACTTGATCTGATGTCATTGGCATTTCAGCGCCAACCATTCGTAAGAAACCTCCAATTGTTCGGTTTCCGTATCTTTCTACTTCTGCTTCATAAAGCTCTGGTAAATATTGCTGAGCAAAATTACCCCCTGCAGCACCTGTAAAATCGAGATAATTATCTCTCAATGCCATTTGCTGAGGAGCAGGCTTTAATTGAGCAGGAAATGCACCTGTTTTAGTGCCACTTCCATTGTCTATAAAACTCATTTGTTAAATTTTAAGTTAAGTTGTTTTTTTATTTGTTTTAAATTTCAACCTAGAACTATCAGCACCACTTATAGCTCTTACGCGCAAGCCATTTATAAATATATCACCTGAAGCAGCGGCTCTAGGTTCTACATCTATGTTTTTAGATTTAGCCATTATTTCTTTAGTAGCATCAGCTTTGCCTTGCTCATAAAAATTTTTAGCTATTGAATCTATATTATCTGCGGCGTATATAGCCTTGTGATAACCAGCAGTATCTACAACTTCACCTTCTTTGTTTAAGAACTTCTTAACAAAAGTATTTAAGTTAGATTGCTTTTTAATAACGTCTTGTGGATTACTTATCTTATATTTGAAATTTTTATCACCTACATTAATATCAAAACCTTTGAAATCTGTAAATAATTCTTCAGTAGATTTAGTAAACTTACTATGACGTTCGTTAGCTAATTCTTGTTCTTTGTTGTATCTATTGAAAAAGTCGATTGCTTTTTGTTGATCCGGATTTATGCTTGATCTAACTTTGATCTCATCATAATATTGTTTTTTCGTATCTTCAAAAAACTTACGAGCTTTTGCAAGTTCTTCTTTAGCAGCAAGCTGCTTCTTTTTAATTTCTTTTTTCTCGTCTTCATCTTCATCATATGAAAACTTATCTTCAATTAAAAATTCAATTTCTTCTTTATCTAAATGCGGTTTTGTAGTTTTATAGTATTCTACTAATAAAGTATCAGGATTAACATCATTGTAGTCAGTATTTAATCTTACATAATCCTGCACATTTCCACCTGTTTCGTTCATAAAATTTACTAATTTATGCAAATTTTCTGGAACTACTATCTCAGGTTTTTCTACTTCTTTTGTTTCTTCTTTTACTTCTTCTTCAGCCGCTTCAATTATTACCTCTTCTTTGACCTCTTCGGTAGGTTGCTCATCTGTCTTTTCGATGTTTTCTTGAGGAACTTCTTCGCTAATTGTGGGTTCGTCGCGAACAAGTACTTCATCTGTTGTTTGCTCTTGAATGGCATCTTCTTGTTTTTTTCTTAAATCTAGTTTAATAGGGCCTTTATCTTTTTTCATAAGAGAAGGCTTTTTAATTTTAACTTTTAAGTCGCTTTTGTCCGCGCCTACTTTTTCTTGTGTTTCTGACATAATAAAATATAATAGTTAATAATTATAATATACCGCTTGGCGTATCATTTGGGAGTGACTCTCCTTGTGTAAAATTAATAGAAGGTAAATTAAGCTTTCTTTGATTAATCATTTCACTTTGCTGAGTACCTTCTATTTTAGTTCTTTTATCTTTTCGATCTTCAATCATTTGTTCTTTTTGACCTTGTGCTTGTATTTCCATTTGCTTAAGTTGCATATCGTAAGTATACCTCAAGTTCATCAATTGTTGATCTATTTGAGCTTTCTGTTGCATTTGTTCAATTTCAAAATCGCTTTCAGCTTTAGCTAATTGCATTTTTTGTTCAGTTATTACTTGCTGTTTTTGAGTTTCAGCTAGTGCAGTTTGCTCTGCAAGTTGTGCATTTGACTGAGCTTGAGCTTGCATGTTTTGTTGTTGTAGCTGTTGATCACGTTTTAGTTTACGTTTTCTACGCTCTTTCAACATTTGATTAGCAAGTTTAATATTTTTTATTTCTCTTAAATCTATAGCATCTTCTAAATCAATAGCGCCACCTTTTAAAGCTATTTGTATATTTTGCTCTAAATATTGTTTCTCTTCTTCGTCTGGCTCTAACTGTAAAAATATACCGAAGTCATGTAGATTTAAATTATTAATCTCTTCAAGTGTTGCTACATTATATCTAGATATACTATTTTCTAAAGCAGATTTTGTAAAAGGAAACTCTAATGAATCAGATACTCTTAAGCATATATTTTCACAAGTTCTAGAAGTTAGATACAGCATTGCTTGAAGTAAGTGTCTAGTTGCTGTATTACTATTAGCTGCTGCTAATTTTTGTAAACCTACTAATGCGTTTTTGTCAGGAGTACTACCATCTCTCGCTTCGTTTAACCCGGTCACATCTCTTATCATTTGTAAGTAATATTGGTAAGTCTGTATTAAAGATTGCATTTTAGCACCACCACTTCCAGTTTGTAATTCTTGTATTGGAACTTTACCTCTATTAATATCACCATCTTGAGTTAATGATCTACCAACTATACTACCAGTTTGAAAATACATATTTAATGCTTCAGCAGGATTATAGTTTGTTCCATTTCCAAGATCAACTTCTGCTAAACCATCCATATCTAAAAACACACCATCAGGAACCACTCTTGCTAATACTTGTTGTATTTTTAAATGAGTAAGTTGTATCATGTCGGCAAAACCTGTTATTCTACTAACTAAACTTTCAATTCTACCTTTATACATTCTAGGAGCACAAATATTATAATTCATCTTTACTCTAGTCGTATCTGCAAATGGTCTAGTTATATTCTTAGCTAACTCCCACTTTAACATCATAGGATGTCCTAATATCTTAGCTCCACTATATAATGTTTCTATAGTTCTAGATACTCTTTCAAAATTATCATTTTCAGGTGGATTAAAAGTATCAGGTTTTTCTAATGATTTTTCTAAACCTTGAGAAGTTTCTTTTATTTTAAACACTTGATCACTGTAAGTTTTATATTCAAAGTATAAAACTTGAACTGTTAAGTTATCGTTTTTACCACTATAACCTCTTAAGTATTCTGCATTGCCATTGTACTTTTGTACAGTTTGCATTTCTTCATCTGTTAAAGATGGAAACTGATTTTTTAAATCTTGTATAGAAACAGATTTAACTTCACCTACATAATATATATCTTCAAAGTTTGGATCTTCTGTGTAAGAATAAACTAAAGCTGCTGGATCAACATACTCAACCATTATGCCTTCTGATTTATTCCAGTTGGTTTTAACAGCTCCAATACCTAAAGTTGTAAGATCATAAGCTAGTCTTCTTCTAATTAAATCATATTTATTTCTATCTAACACATCGTTTATTACTTCTTCTTCAGCTATTTCTATAGATTGCTTATAATCTAATTGTAAATGTAATTTTATTTCTTCTTCACTTTCTAAACCTAATGCTTCAAATTCTTTTGACTGAACTTCTATACCTGTAGTTTGTTTTATTTTTTCTGCTAACTCTCTTTCTCTAACATCTCTCATTAACATTTCAGCATACTCAGTTCTTTTATTAGTAGAAAAAGGATCTACTGCAAATGCTTTTATTTCATAATTTCTTTGTGACATACCATTAACAACTATATCTACAAACTTAGAAATAACAGGTACAGGTTTCCAATCAAGATTTAAATAGCTTAAGTCACCATTTATTGCTAATTCATCCTTATACTTTTGTACTGGTTGTTCACCCCTAGCATAAAGCCTTAAAGTATGATATTGATTATAATTAACAGCATATCCAGGCATGTTGGTTCCATATCTATAATTTCTAAACCACTCGCCTTCTATAGCTCTACCTACTGCAAGCCCATATTCTAAAGTAGCTTTTTCTGCATCAGGTACTACCTGGTCTGGAAAAGAACTATTGTTAGTAGTATAAATCATATATATTTATTATATTAATTTTGAAATAATGCCTTTGTTGTCGTATCTTTTTATACCTAAATTTATTTTTTTTATAGATCTTTTAGGTACAGGTCGGTATCTATTTTTATTACATGCCATAATTGCTAAGCCAGAACTTATTGTAGCATCATATTTAGTTCTGTTATTAATGTTAAAACCACTCCAGTCTATTAAAGTATCTTGAAAGTACATATCACCATATTCATTTTCTAATCTACCCACAAACTCTTCTATGTAACTTTCTATTGCAGCTGCATGAGCCTGCTTAATATCTTCACTTGAATTAGGTATTCCACCTATTTCTTTTTCTGTAGTAGATAATTTATTCCAAATTTTATCTGGTCTGTTTATGCTAAATCCTCTATAACCTCTACGTTTAAAATAATATAATAATCGAGGTTTATTGTTTTCAGCAAGTATTGGCATGCCATAAAATACACAAGCCATTAACACATCTTCAAAAAATATTTCTGCTGTTTCAGGTCTAGATATGTATTCTAAAAAAAAATGATTAGCAGGTGCATCTTCCATAGAGAACTTAGTTAATCCATGTAAAGCTCCTTTACTACCGCGGCCATCAACAGTACCACTAATATCATAAGAGTCACAACCGAAAGCTCCAATATGTTCATTACCTGGGTATTTAAGTCCATTTTTTAATACTATATTATTTTGTAAATTATTAGGCGGTATCCATGATATATTAAATCTTCCATTGTTGTCC